CCTCCACCTGCACCTGCTCCCATATCCTCTGTCAATAAAAACTTAGAGGTTAGATATCCCTCGACAAAGAATACGAATTGATCGAAGGGTATTCCAAATGTCTTGGCTTCTTCCGAGAATAGTTGAAAGGCAGAATTATAGCTTGAGAGACGAGATTTTGTTATTGTTGGTGGGATCTCTTCGAATATTTTTTTCATCTTTATGACGAAATATTCAAATGGATCTATGCTGCTCTCTGGCTTCCTAAGATTACCACTTGAGTCAATTACACCTGACTGATAAGCCCTGAAGCTTGTGTATGGTGCTGCAATGGCTTGGGCAAAATCTGCGATTGAAAAAGTAGGTATAAATGACGGGGATCCCATATATAATATTTAGTTTTCAGTGGTCTGCAATTTTCTGTCAACCCTGGGATCGGTATTCAATTGTTCGTAGGATACCTCTGGTATATCCTTTACCTTGAAATCAAGAAAAACGAGAAAAGACTTCAGATAGGAATGAAGTCTCGGTTCAAGCTTGAAAAACAATATTCTTGTTGAATTTTCTTCTCCAAAAACATTTTTTAATATTATAAGATGATTTATTATCAGTCTTTCGCGGATTGATTTCAGAGTTTTGTGTTTATGGACTTTTTGCAAAAGTCTCTTGATGTACTTTATTCTCTTCAGATCATCTATAAATTCATTTTTGCCGGAACATTCCGGATTAAAATAACATCTCTGACAGAATTCTAAAAAATTTTCTTCTGTCAGAGGTGCTAATTTTTTATTCATTTTTAGTTCTTCACATGCAACCACAGTCCGGGCCACCATTTAATGTAGAATCTTCACTTGGTGCAATAACGATATTCAATTTCTTCAAATGGTTTGGTTGCTTCGTCATTGTGACGACCAAAGCAAGTGAGTGTCCGAGTTTTTCCTTGATTCCATCGCCTTGGGAGAACCCAGTCTTATTGACATCGTCATAAGGGTTTTGTCCGTATACGCCGAGATATGGGCTTCCGTATTGAACCAGTTCAAATACGTTTGGACCCTCTTTCAGTTCACCCTTGATTTCAAAATCAAAGCCAAAGTGGTTCAGCTTTTGCTTTACAACAGCCATTACGCCATATGGATCAATGTACTCTCTTGTACCGATTCCATAAAGCATTGCATTGATTGCATCCAAAGAATGTGGGAGTCTTACGTTGAATGTACCCTTGTCTGTGAGGGCACTTCCCTTATCCTGGTGTTGGGGATCACCGATGTAAAGACCTCCACCGAAGGTGTGTTCGGGGGCATTTTCCTGCAAAACGCTGATTTTATTTAATAGTTGTTTAAATTTCATGATGTTCCTTATTATTTAGTCATGAATTTTTCTGTCCATGAGACCGTAAAGATTCGGATTGTATTTTACTTCATTCAAAGAATTCAGTGTTTTTGCAGATATACTTTCTGTAACCTTTTTCCACTTTCCACCTTTTGACTTATAGCACTTAGCAGCCCAGGCATTTGCATATGCGCTTGGGTACACATCAAATTTTTCTTTTGCCTGTTGGATGCAAGAATTCCATTTTTTTGGATCTTTTGCTTTGTTTTTCTTTGCCTCAAGAAGTTCAGATTCTTCCTTCAACATTGAAGAAACCGACTGCGTGCTCCATGTCTTGCATGCCCAGTAACGTGCTTTCCACTTTGGTCCAGGATTATCGCAATTATGTCTGGCTCTAAAATTTCTGCGACGGTCTGGATCGTCTCTTTTGATTTCCATGTTTGGGTCACCAAAATTTACCTTGACTACATTGCCTTTGTCATTTTTGACGTAGACCTTGTATTTTTTGACATCCCCGCGCATTATCTTGTTTAATTTTACTTTTTTATCTTGCTCCTCATAAACTTCAATCTTATCACCGTATTCATTGTATGAAGTTTCTTCGAGATTATCAACAAACCCCATTGTTGTCTCTGGAACAAAGTTTTCATTTATCTCGCAGCCGTTTTCGTCGCTAAAATTCACAAGGATATTATCTGTTCCTTCTTCGATATAATTGACTTCGAGAAGCTGTCCAGATTCATTTATGATGATATCGCAGGGAAGCAGATCCTTTGCCTTGATGGGATCAAAGGACATGGTAAAAACTGAACTTGCTCCTTCAACCAAAAAGTTGTCAAAGCTTTCTTTTACCTCAGTGACTCCTGTCTTTACAAATATCGGCTTCTTTCCTTTGCTGTCACCAAGACCCTTTTTACCTCTTCCGGCTTTTTTCTGTGCTGCTCTCTTTTTACGAACAAATGCTGCAATCTTTGCCTTGCCGAGTTTCTTTGCCTTTTGTCTGCTGAGGCAGGCTGCATAGGCTTCGCCTTCTTCGGCATCTCCGCATTTTCCGACTCTCTCGCCTTTGGTGTTGTAACGATCCCACCCCGGACCACCACCAGCTGATTCCTTGTTGAACCATTTCCCCAATCCTGAATCGGAGAATACTTTTTCTAACAAAAATTTGGTAGTCTTATGCATTATTTCCAGTCCTTGTTTTGCTTCTCGCCTTTTTTGTGTCCATTGTCGGATCTGTTTTCAGAACGATCACGTAGACGCAAATTGTGTGTTTTGTTTGATCCACCATTTCTCAATGGTTTCTTATGATCTATATCTTTTCTTGATCCTTTTTTGACCAAACCTTTTTTGATCATCAGTTCTCTGGCAGCTGTTCTTGCAGCTCTTTCCTTGCGCTGCTTTGGCTTTCCATGGTAATTTCTGTATTCTTTTTTATAATTTCTTTTTGCTTCCTCTGCCAAGGCATTCGAGAGTATTCCTTCGAATATTGGAACCAAAAACTCAGGATCGCGGTTGGTTTTCTCACTTATTGAGTTCAGAAGGGGGATCAAGCAACCTTGAAGCAAGTCTTCCTCTACCAACAACTGCTCACCGTAATGCTTGATCAATGAGGCTTCCGAATCACTAATGAGATTCATGGTATTTAGCTGAGTCAGAAGGAAATTGTTTGTCAACGACTCGATTAACATCTCATTGAGAATTAAATAGTTTTCACCTAGAATTTGATTTGATATTTTTTCAGTCTTATTGACAGGAATCTTGAATGTTTTCTTGCCAATCGTAACATAATTGTATTCTATTGCGTTGATATCCTCTGGCTTGAATCCAGGCAGCAAGCTTGCATTGATATCAAATGTTAGACTTTGCATTGCATTGTTTACGATGACCCCGAGAGGATCTATCTTTTTTCTGTCAACATACAATGCCTTTATTCCGGGAGCTTTTGTTTCCTTGGCCTCAACCATGGTTCTCCATTTTTGGAGATTTCCAATTGCTGCTTTTTTATAAGAAGAGATGTTATCATTATCTATAACTTCTTCTGTTTTCTTTACGTTTATCTTTGCTGTCTTCGAAAGCTCATCGATGTAATCATCGCTCAAGGCAAATATACCATTTGCGGTGATTACGTGGGTGGGAGACATCTTCGGATCAGTGAGACCATCACCGCGCAAAGAAGTCTTCATGACATTTGAAGCAAGCCTCTTGAGGAAGTCATTGTTCTTTCCGCCCTTGAAAAGCTGTTGACCGGCTTTCTTCAATGAAGATTCATATGCACTTATCGAAACGGCAGGATTGATGTTTCCATCTCTATCCACAACTGTTCCGAGACTTTCACCATTTGCTGAAGTGACCTCGGTAGCCTGCATCTGTGCCATGAGATCCGGGTCGCTCAGTATTTGAGAGATGGCTTGATCTGGCAAAAGCTTATCGGAAAACTGATTTCCAATCCCCTCAACATCATCTAGCATTTTTCTGACAGATGGGTCGCTTTGAGCTGTTACCGGATCCAAGATTGTTTTTGCTATTGAGTTTCCAATGATTCCTTTGATCAATTTTCCGTTCTGATTCAAAGAATTGTTGCTGATGCTGAATTCACCGCCAGCGGAAATTTTAAACTTGTATTCACCACATTCAAGTTCAGGAGCTCCCTCTGAATACATGCTGCTGTTTCCCATCTCGATGCTGGAAACTAGATTTTGAATGCATGCATCTCCGATTTGTGAAAGAATCTTCGAAGCCTGCAAGAACGCAGCCTTTGTGAAGTCCAGAGAGCTTCCGCTAGAAGCTACCAAGGTTTGCATTTCTTGGTCGCTTGCCCCAGCCTTTATCTTCGCAACAAACAACAGAGCATTCAAGACTTGTTGGTTGTATGGCGTATTTGATAAAGTGTTGATACCGAACTTTGTACTTAAATTTTCGAATGTGATGCTATCGAATTCGCGGCCAGGCATTGGTTTGCGCATGGCATCGAAGTATTCTTTTCTGATATCAGGTGGCATGGATGCCAATTGTTCCGGAGTCATCTCCGTCATGGCATTCATTATTTCTTTTTTGGATAGTCTCTTGGCTTTGGGTGCTGCTTTCTTTTCCTGACCCTCTTCTGGCTTCTCTTCAGCGCCCTTTTCCTTTTCCTTTTCCTTGGCAGCAGGAGCTTTCTTTTCTTCTTCTTTTGGCTTTTGCTTTACATCGCCAAATAAAAGCTTTGATGCTCTGGTTTGCTCAAAGTTTGGATCTCCGGTGACCTGCCGAGCCTCTTCCTCGGTCATGGTTTCACCCTTGCCAATCTTTGTGTGAATATTCTTATTAAAAGAATCTTTAAAGATTAGCTGAACGTTTCCGGATCTGGTCTTTACTGCTATGACTTCCTTTACGAGTTCTGCCTTCGGCTTCTTCTCTCTGGGAACTTGTTTTGCTCTCTCTGCACGCTTTCTGGCTGCATCCTTGGCCTTATCGCTTGTTGCTGACGACTTGGCTCTGTCTTTTGACAAAGCTTCACCAGTTGTTCTAAAAGAATCTTCGGTGCTGCGAGAGGCTTCGGTTAAACGTAAAAGGTCCTTAAAGTTCATCTAAATTATTTATGTCTTTTTTAATCCCCTGTTTGGGCCAATGGATTAAATAGAATAAAATTTTTATGAGATTTGGCCTTTCCTCGAGCAACCTTATACATGGCCTTTGCATCTAAATTGTTTAATTTTGCAAATTGATTTATGTTATCCACCACAAAAATTTGCTTTGTTTCTGTGTGTTGGAATGTAGCTTGCTTTGCTATTGCAATCTTTACCGGGGCTTTTTTCTTTGCTTTTACATGAGACCCCTCAGTTTCCTTAACCGCCCTAAGTTCGGATGCAGTCCACCCTTTGTAGGTTTTTCTCTTTCCATTCAAAAGTTCGCATATTTTTACCGGAGTAAGCCCGTGTTGTTTTCCAAATTCAGTCATGCTTTGAAAAAAGACTTTTTCCCCGGTAGATACGTTTTTAAGCCAATATCCGTTGAGAAGATCCTCGGGTGGAAGCCATGTCCAGTATCTTCCCTCCTGCCTGAACATTCCACCATTTTCACTTACGAACATCTGTCGTCTTTTTGCAGCCTTTGAATTGTCGTTCATCTGCATCCAGAGCTTACTTCCCCGGGTATTTACAGCCTGTTCAAGCGTTCTCAGTTCTTTGTATTCCATGTATTTTCCTGTATTTTTCTATTGTTTGTTTCAATTTTTTAACATGGTTTATCGGCTTACCCTCGAATACCTGTTTCAAACCATCTTCGCAAGAGATTAAAATTGCGTAGTTTTCGACAATTATTCCGGTTCTTTCTTGGAACATCAAAGCATATGCAGAAGCCTGAAGAAAATAGTTTTCAATGTCTGATTTGCGCTTTTCCTTGCTGCTTGCCTTAAAATCTATGATTGAAAGCTTCCCGTCATATTCAGCGATGCAATCTGTTCTTCCTGCCAAACCAAGGGTTTTAGACCATAGTGGTGTTTCAATTGCCAATATGTTGTTTATCTTGTCTATTTCTGGTTGCAGCTGATTAAACAAGAATTTAAAATTGGGCAACATATTTTCATAATCTAGACTCTCATTGTTTAAATAAGATTCTATTAGACTATGAAATTTAGTGCCACGGGATGTAACTCTACGGCTTTCTTCTGGGTTGTTTTTTCTCCATTCAGCAAAAAACTGCTGTTTTTCCCAGCCCATTACTGTGGTTACACTTGGAAATATACCACCGGGGGTTTCGTAAAACCTTTTCCCGTCGATGGATACTTCTTTTAATTCATTGTCTAAATTTACATGATTATGTACAAAATTTTGCATAAAAACACTTTCACATAATATAACACAAATATTTAGTCAATCAACCTATAGTTACGGTTCTTGCTGTCTGGAACAGATTTTGCAATATTGCATTGATATCTGTACCAGCCATTTGCCGTTTCATTTCATAATCGCTTATTGGGCTTCCTTGTGGTACACCACCCATTCCAAATCCAGGTAGGCCACCACCACCGCCACCTTTACCTTTACCTGGTGGGGGTGGTTCTGGCACTCTGTTCGGTGGAGCAAGTGGCGGTCCACCTGGTCCAACGGGTCCACCACCACCAAAATTAATATCAGTTATATTTCTTCCTATAGCTTGATCAGTTGTTGTGTCTTTAGTTTCTTGTTTTTGATCTTGACCTTGGTCAGTTTGATCTTGTGTTTTTTCTTCATCTTTACCGGGAACATCTTCAGAGGGTTTTTCTTGACCAACTTTTGTAGTTTCTAATTTTTTAACGGCATCAACCTGAGCAAATGTTCTTACGCCCTGTGATGCTGCGGCTGATGTTGCCTTTGCTGTACTTGCAGCGGGTGTAGTTTGCGTAGCTTTTGCTCCGGTTTCACTTGTTGCTCTGCCACCACTACCTGAAAGATCGCCTTTAAATGGACTTGTTTCAACTTTGGGAGCTCCAACCCCAGTTTCAATTGCACCAACTCTGGCTCCGACTTCTGCACCTCGCATTGGAAGGGAAGAAGTTTGAGCTGAACCTAGGCCCACTCCTATAGCAGTCACAGCAGCAGCTGCACGTCCTGCTAGGCTTGTTGGTTGACCGGTGCTAGGAGTTGTTGAACTACGAGAAGCTTGAATGTTTGGTGGAAATTTTTGTCCAGGAGACCAGTCTACAGGTTCATTTTTTCTCCATTTAGCAACTATTTCTCGTGGACTAAGGTTTGGGATTGCATCACTGGGGTTAATTCGTCCAATTTTATAGGAAAAATCCAGTCCAGATGGAGTTAAACCTGCTTTTAAATTTGCTAACAAATCTTTTACAGTTAAATTTCTAACATCTTGAGCTACACCATATATATCTGATCCAACTTTTTTACCGACTTGAACTAAAGGTTCCCCGAGTCCCTTTGCCATATCACCAACAGCTGTTGCAGCTTCTTTTCCTTTAGCATATGCAATAGGGAGTCCTGTTGCCGCTGCTGGAATGGCTACATCTACTGCCTTGGACCCCACGGCAAATGGGGCTACACCGCCTGCAAGTTCACCAGCGTATCTGGAACCCTTTCCTTGCTGTGCTGCTTGCAATCCACCTAGGCCCATTAAACCAAGACCAGTAACATTCACGGCTTGCTGGCCAAGTGCTTGCCCTACTTCTGCAGCCGATCTTCCTCTCTGTGGTAAAGTAACTGAAGCTGCCTTTTTAAGTGCACCCGGAATATATTTGGAAGTCTTTGGACCTAAAACTCTCCCCAAAACCCCAGCACCCAAACCTAGTCCTCTAAATGCTGCACCAAATGCACCTGCGGTTGCAAGACCTTCTGGTGTAGTCAATGAATGTTGTGCACCGCGAAGGAAGTCGTATAACATTGCAGAATTATCTTCAATTCCGCTCCATTTTGGAAGAGAAATAGATTTTGGAGTTTTAGCTCCTGTTTCATCTTCAACTTCAAAATTTAATTCTAGTGGGTTTGTTATCTCACCGGCGATTGATTCATATTCATCTCTGGTAAGCACATTTACTAGTTCTGGATTTTTTCCAAGAGCTCTAAGAAGTATTTCTTTCTCATCTGCAGTTTCTTTTTTATCAAAAGCTGCTTTTCTTTCTTTTACGACATTATCTGCAAGTTTGGTTCTTAAAGTCTCATATTCTTTTTTATTTTTTGAAGCAAGCGGAACCTCAACTTGAGCCATTCCTTTTACACCTGGAATATTTTCATAAGCCCAGTCTACGTAATCTCTTTGAATATCCTCTGCCTTTTTTGCTTTTCCACTTCTTGTGGGCATTCCACCGTCATCCAGTTTCTCAACTAGATATTTCTCGTTATAACGCTTTTGCAATAAATTTTCTACGATGATATTTGACTTACGCATCATTGGCCTCTTAAACGATTCAGTTGTCTATCAATCTTTGTGCGGAGTGTTTCTTGTTCCGATGTTTCTGGTCTTAGCGGTGTTCCTGCCCGCGTGGTGTTATTACCATCTTTTCCGGGTGTAACGTACATAACTGACTCCGGTTCTTCGGGGCCAACTATGCCCGTATTTACACCTGGGGTTGAAACAGTTCCTCTTGGCTCATACCCGCTTCTTTGACGACCCAATTCACGTCTAAATTCTGCGTATGTTCCTGGGTCCTCTCCTTTTCCTGGGATACCACGTGGACCTCTCAATCCAGATTTAGCCTCAATATATGCTGCTCTATCATCAGCTCTTTGTTGGAGTTCTTTGTCTGAGACGGGATTCATTCCATATTCGCGTCTTACGATATTTTCGTCCCTGTTATCTGCCTCTTTTGCAGCTTTTTTTCTGGCCTGTTCAGCATCATAATCGCTAACATCTTGCATTACTCGGGCCATCAATTCTTCTTGTTCCATTTCTGATGTTAGTTTTCTATTTCTTGCTGTTGCTGCTTGATCAAATTGCTTTTCAACCTGAGTCTGCACGCCTTGGGCAAAATTAGCATTACTTTGAGCTCTTTGTTGGGCTCTTGCTCGCTCTGCAGCTTCAACCCCGGGTCTTACCTTATCCATCTCTGCCTTACGCAATTCAGCACGATAATTTGAATCATTTCTAAATCTGTCAAGTTCTCTCTGAGACTTGTCAACGGCACGATCCAGTTCACCCCCACGCTTTGCCAACTCCGTATTTTGAGCAGCATATGCCTGATTCATCTGATCTACACTCAATGCTGTCTGTCTTGCCTGCTCGCTACCATAACGACCGGCACCTGCAAGACGGCTGACTAGTGAACTGTCGTCCTTGTTGAGAGGATTGTAGTCTCTATTTGTCTGTGCCTTGAATTGACCATATGTCATGCTTGTTCCCTGGATTATTTTATCGTCGGGCATAGCAACCACTTCACCGGGCTTTGTCGCATATCTTGCGCCAATTGTAGCCTGTGTTGTGTTTCCATATTCTGTTCTTGGTCTATTATATCCAGATCGATCGTTGAACTTTCTGAGTTGTTCATTCGCCTGTCTGGCAACTTCAACTGCATCAGCGTAATCTTTGGCCTTGTCACTCTGAGATTCAATTGCAGTTGGTTGTGCTCCACCCGGTGCCGGTGGTCCTTCAACTTCTACACTGATTGATTTTTTCAAATCATCGCGTTGTTTTCTGGCTTCGGCAGCTTGGTCCTGCAAACGTTCTCTTTCACGTCGTGCTGCTATACCAGCATCTACAAGCGCTGCATTTCTTGCTTCTCGTTCGGCGCGGTTGGAAGCTCTTTCTTCGGGGGTTCTTCCACCTCTATCTCCCTTTGGCATTCCTCTGGCTTTTCTTAAATTATCCAAAATATCTTTGTCTCCGGAATCAACATCTACTGCACGCATTGACAATGCAGCAACTCTTGATGGTCCCGGAGAAGTTCCTGTAGATGGAGATGCAAGAGATGTACTTGGAGTTGCTGGTGCTGCTGCAAGAGATTCGGGAGCCTGCATGGCCGGAGCCTGCATAGTTGGAGAAGAAATCTCTTGATCCTCTTCTTCTTCTTTTTTGCTTTGTTTTTTGTTTTGTGCTAATTGTTGCGCTAATTGTGCTTGTGCGTACACAGATGAGAGATCTTGCGCTACCAATTCATTCAGTAATTTTTTTTTATTCAGTGTGAATAAATTTTCTGTGATATTCTCATAGTGTCCAGCTAAGTCTGGGCTGGCTACATCGAGAACCTTTTTATGCTGATCGAGAAGAGTGTTGACACTCTTGACCATTCTGTTGTCGATAGAAGAAACAAATTCCTCATAAATTTCCTGGGAGTTATTTTTAGGGGTATAAAGATAATCTGTGGATTTTAAAACATTACCAATACTTTCCTTGAGACTGGTCTTCTTGACCTCTGTCTTTGGTAAGGAATTGGTGTTTCTGCCCAAAAAGTTCTTGACTTCCCAATAAAATTGTCTATCTTGTTTATTATCCATGGCTGTAAAATATTTAGATTTTCATAAATACTTAAAAGGTATGAAGAAACAGGTACTCTTGCTCAATCAAGACAATACCCCCCTGAATATCATTACCGTCAGTAAAGCTTATAAATTGATGTCCCGCGACAAGGTTTGGGGGGATGAAACCAACGAGTGTTATGAAGTCGCCTCAATATCAAAAATTGTCAAAATTCCAAAAGTTTTGATTCTTAAGTATTATGTAAAATTGCCTTATAAAAAGGCATCAGCATCCAGGCAAAATATTCTCCGTAGAGATCATTATTGCTGCCAATACTGCGGTATCGATATGACCCCCAAAGAGGCCACCGTGGACCACGTAATACCCAAATCAAAAGGTGGGGCGTCCTCTTGGGTCAATATGGTTGCGGCATGTAGAGACTGCAACCTGGCCAAGGGAAACCGAACGCCAAAGGAAGCAAAGATGGAACTTAAAAACAAGCCAAAGGAACCATCCTATGGATTCTTGTTTGAAACCATGCTAATTAGTTTTAGGAAGAAATAATATGCCTAATTATGCTTATAAGTGTGAAAAATGTGATCATTCATTTGATGAAATGCTGAAGTATGAGGAACGGGACACCCCCACAACAAAACCGTGTCCAAATTGCAAAAAAAAGAAAGTGCTTAGAGACTGGGCTGCTGGAACCCCTTCCCTTGCTATGGATGCAACTTTGACTCCAAGTAAAGTTGTTGGAAGCCAGTTTAAGGAAGTGATAGATAAAATTAAAAACAGCGGTCAAGTTCCAAAAAGATTGCATGCAAAACTTGATGCCAGTGCCAATATGAACGCTGGCCGCATAGTCCGTTAAGCCTTGGACTGGATCATTGCTTTCAAAATATAATAACTGTCTATAATATCCGTAACAGGATTGCTCAGTGAATTTTGACCAAAGACCGAGATCAAATCGGTCTTTGTTTCTTTGCTGAAGGCTTCGTACATTGCCTGTTTATCCGCGTTTCCCTTGCCCGTGGCGAGTTTCTTGACCTTGGATGGCTCTACGATGGTCACGGGAACGGCGAGCTTATGGAGCTTGTATTTCAGGATTCCGCAGTTCTCTGCAAGATTAAAAACCCGCCCGTGGGAGCCGTAAGAATAGCCCTCTATGGCTACATCTGCAGCCCCGACACATAAATTTGTGGCCCATTCCGAAATTGTGTCAAATCTTTCGGTGTCATAGGCATATTCCTCAAAACCTTCCCCGTTGATATTTGGGGCAATTTTTGTGGCATACTTCTTTGTATTGGTCAAAAAGTAGAA